TAGCCGCGTCGAGCGTGGCCACCACCTTGGCCTCAAGGGCTTCGGCGTACGCCTGCTGCATCTTGGCCCAGATCAGGTTGGAGACGTTCGGGTTTCCGCCCTGGTCGAAAACCTCGCGGGTGATCTCCACGCGGCCCGAAACGGCACCAGGGGTGACGGTCTGGCTGGTGGTCACAAAGCTGCCCTCAGTCGGCTCGGTGGCCTCCACGTGCGCGGCCACGAGTGTCGCGGAGCTAGACCACTTCGGGATGATGAAGGGCGTGATCTCGGTCAGCGTTTCCTTGCGTACGGCCTCCCAGAGCGGGTAGCGGAACTTCTTCTGATCCACGTACAGGTCGGCCCTAGTTTGGCTCGGGCTCAACTCGTTCACATCGGCAACCGCAACATCGAACTGGTGCTGCATGAAGGTAAGCGCCCGACTCAGCGCCTCCTGATCACGGTCCTTGAGACCTGCGAACAGGTCGGTGGAGAAGTCGAAAGCACCCCTGTGGAGCGTGCCGTTGCGGTCGAAGACGTACGGCGCCGGCTCGTTGACTTCCAGCGAATAGACGCCCAGCGGCCCGCCTGGGGTGACGGTTTCGCGTTCCGGCGTGCCTTCCGCCGGTGGCGCTACGGGCTGGAAGTGCGCGCCGAGCGCGGCCACCATGGCGTCGGTGTCGAACTGCGGCGCCTGGGCGGCGGTGAACTGTGGGCAGGCCGACGCAATGTGCTCGTGGCTGCCGCAAAGCTGGCATTCCATGGTTTGTTTCCTTTCGTCGGCCTCAGCCACGACGGCGGAGACTCGTGCGTCATCGAACGCTGGCGACGGCGTCAGCGAGATTTCGACCAGCTGATTGCCGGCCTTTGAGTGGTTGACCCCGTCGCGGGCTGAGAACTGCGCGTCATTGTTCAGCCCGATCGACAAGCCGTCGTAGACGCCGTCCTCAGCCAGGGCCAGGGCGCGGTCGCCCTCGGGCGTGCGGGCGATCTTGAACCGAGCGAACAATCCATGATCAGTATCTGTAAGCTCGACCGCCTTACCGACCGCCTGGGAGCGATCGTGCTGGATTAGCAGCTTGATCCGCGACGGGTCAGACCAGGCGAGGGAGCCTTTCGAGAACTGCCAGCGGCGGCCGTTGCGGAGCGCCGCGACGCCCCAGGGGACGGCCAGGCCTGCAATGGTGCGGCGCTCGGTGTCCACCTCGAATGTGTGCGCGGGTGTCTCGAATCCGAATGTGGTGGGGTCGTCGGCGTCGAAGTTCGATGCCTCCACGGGCGCCGGGGCCTCGATGGCCGGCAGGGGGAAGGTGGGCTCTGGGAGGCCTTCCCGCTCGGCGACGTCCTCGCGGTTGTAGATGCCGAGCTTGACGCCCAGCGAGTAGGCCTCTAGGCGGGCCAGGTCGTCGGCCTTCAGGAAGCCGTTGTAGTCGGCCTCCACACGGTAGCCGCGTGGGGTCACATCGGGCATCGACAGCCGCTCGGTGAACGCGGACACGTACATGCCGAGCACGGTGTTGATGCGCTCTAGCCGGCGCTCCTGTGAGTTCTGATAGGTGCGGCTCGTCGTGGACACGCCCAGGTCTTCTGGGTCGATTCCGAACACGCGAGCGATTTCGAGCACAGCCGCTTGGCGCGACGCGTCCATCTGCAACTTCTCGGGATCCCACTGCAACGTGTTGTAATCCACAACCGCGGGAATGTAGGCGTCCGCGCGGGTGCGGCGGGCCTTCGCCCAGTCGGCTAGGAATACCTGCACGTCGGCCTCATCCGGGTCGGCCTCCGGCTTGGGCGTGAAGATGCCCTGAGGCATCGGGGAGTCGGCATACCGGTCGGCGGCCGCGGCCAGTTTCAGATAGCTACGGATCGCGCGGGCGCCGGCGACGAGGATCGGGTCGGTGGGTGACTCGAACAGGATCTGCAACCTGGGCGGGATGTCGACCTTCCGGCCGTCCGGCAGGGTGATCTTGATGTGGCCTTTCGCGTCCGGCTGCACGGTCGGGTCGAGTTTCACGACCTTCATGGGGTAGCCGCGATAGTCCTGCTGGGTGATCCACCACCAGCATTTGCCCTCCAACACCAGATCCTCAACGCTGCGGGTGATGGTGATGGAACGGGCGCGGTCGCGTTCAGGCTGGGTGAGCAGCGTCGAGACGTGTTCGATGTTGTCCGTGTCGAGCATTTTGAACGGCAGCTGCCCGATGGTGCCGCATATGAGATCGCGGCCGCGCTTCACCGCGGGGACTTGCAGCGACTCTTTACGGCCGATCTTCGGCTGCGCCGCAATAGCGGACTGGTAGGACTCAAGCCCAAAGATCTCCGCGGGAATCGAGCCGGCGTCAATGGTGAACGTGGGGCCGGGAGCGACATCGGGCGCGGTGAACCATGACACGAAACGCGTCCATCGGCTCACGGCACAAACTGTAAACCTCTCCTCGAGGTTTAGATGACCAGTCGGAGCCGGGGCGGCGGTTTTGTCATTCGGGCGAGGTGGACTGCGCCGGCGCCGGCGTAGGCCGCGTCAGCGTTGCCGCCGCGTCGGGCGAACCGCCAGCCGTCGCCGGCGGGCATGCGGCGGGAGCCGAGCACGTGCGCGGTGAGTAGCGGATCGTTGCCGTGCAACAGCCGCCGGCTGTGGACTTGTTCGGCGAAGCCCTGGCAGACCGCGGGGACTTCTTGTGATTTGAACTCCACACTGCGGCGCACCACGACCAGATCGGCCATGAGTGCGGCCGCCGGCCCGTTGGGAAACCACCCGAGCTTGGCTGGTTTGTATTCGGCGAGCAGGCCCGGTAGATCCAACCTCAGCTGGGAGGTGTCGGTCCAGGCGCGCACGACACCCACCCGCACGCGGCCGTCGTCTCCGAGGGTGGCGGCGGCCAGGGTGGCGTGTTGGCCGTCTGGTGCGACGTCGAGGCAGAACCATTTGTGTCGGGCCTCTAGGACGTGGGAGCCGGTCGGGTCGGCGCACGCCTGCCACGCCGGTGGGGACACGGGCGAATCCAACGACTCGACGTGCTGGCACATGACTTCGGTGCGGAACACTCCGGGCGGGTCGGTCTCCAACGATGTGAGAACCGAGTCATAGCTGAGGGTGTAGCCGAGCGCCGGTGAGCCTTGTGCGATTGCCTCCCAATCATCGATGGCGCAGTCATCGGGCGCGGACCATTCAAAGATGCCGACCGTGTCGATGGTGGCGGCGATCGCGGACTCGCGCACCTGATTGAGCACGACACTCGTGTCGTCGCCGGCGTTGCTGATGGCCACGATCAGGCCTTGCGGTTGCGCTGACGTCGTTTTCGACAGGGCCGCCCACCCCTCGAAGTCGCGTTGTTCGCGGATCTCATCCCACAGCAGCAGGCCGACCGCCAGGCCGCGGGCGGAGCGGCGGTTCGCGGCGACGATGCGGTATCGGGTGCCGTTGCGCAGCGTCAGCGATTCTTGGCCGTTCGCCAGTCGGACGCTGAACCGGTTGAGGTCGAACGGGAGACGTTTCTCCGCGGTGTCGACGGCGGCCGCCCAGGCCTCGCGGGAGATGTCGATCGTCTGTGCGGCGCCGAGCACGTGTGGGCGTGCGTTCGGGTTCCGCTTGGTTTTCATGAAAAACAGCGCGAGCGCCATTACGAGTGTGGTTTTGCCGCACTGCCTGCCGACAAGGGTGAGCAGGACCCGGAAACGGAGCCGGCGGCTGCGCGGGAGCAGTTCGAGCGCGTGAATGCTCCACCACTTCTGCCAGGGCAGCATTTCCCAGCCGAGGTCGTCTCGACAGAACTCGATGAACTTGTAGCCGAGCGAGGTTCGCGGCGACAGTTTCCGCAGCGGCCGTGTCCAGATCCGCGGTAATTCTTTGCCCAGCGGCCTCAGCTGGACAACATCACCAGCCACCGCGCCCGCCACCGCTCGCGGCCGCCGGGCCGGTCGACCCCGTAATGCCGGCCTCGGATATCGGCGCCCGCAGGTACGCCTCATGGGGGGCCGGTTCCGCGCCGGCGGCGGGCAGGAGCAGCACCACATTGTCGGCGGTCTGTGCTTGGGCCGCATCTTGCACGACCAGCACGTGGTGTTGGGTGAGCGCCACATTGTCGGCGGTCTGTGCTTGCAGCGCATCTTGCACGACCAGCTGGACGGCGCCGGGAGCGTGCGGTGTCACCACGACGTTGTCGGCGGTCTGTGCTTGGGCCGCATCTTGCACGACCAGCACGTGGTGTTGGGTGAGCGCCACATTGTCTGCGGTCTGGGCCTGGGTGGCGTCCTGCACGGCCAGCTGGTGGTGTTGGGTGAGCGCCACATTGTCTGCGGTCTGAGCTTGCGTCGCGTCCTGCACGACGAGCACGTGGTGTTGGATCAGGTCGACGTTGTCGGCGGTTTGGGCCTGCGCCGCATCTTGCACGACCAGGGGGACGCCGGGAACGGTCACCACGACGTTGTCGGCGGTCTGTGCCTGGGACGCGTCCTGCACGACCAGGACGTGGTGTTGGATCAGGTCGACGTTGTCGGCGGTCTGGGCCTGCGTCGCGTCCTGCACGACCAGGGGGACGGCGCCGCCGGCGGCCAGGATCTCTATCGCCGCTTTGGCGAAGTTCGTTGACGCCGCCGCGCCAGACGTTCCGTAATTCGTGGATCCGGCGCCGCCCTGGTCGAACCAAAGCCCGGTGTAGCAGGTGACGGACGTCCCGAACTCCTCGATGAGCACCGGGAGCCCATCGGCCGGGGTGAGGGTGACCCCGGCCACCGGGTCGGCGTCGAAGTCGGCGCACGCGTAGAACACGCCCGACCCGGCGGCTGTGCGGGTGTAGTTGATGACTTGCGTGGTGTCTGAGAGTTCCGCTGCGGTGCCCACGCCGGCGTGGTTGCGGAGGACGGCGCCGCCGATTCCAAATCCGCCGGCGCCGGCGGAGGTGCTGACGGTGAGGTTGTCGGCGCCGGCTGAGCCGGCCTCAGCGCTCCACAGGTAGACGTCGGCATTGGACCCGCCGGGGTCTCCGGTCTCGATTTCGAGGCCGAATGTGAGCCCGGTAGCGGTGGGGGTGTTGAGGTCGGTTGCTTCGCCGCCAACGTGTGCGGCCGCGATGACCAGGTCGCCGGTGAGCCAGTGCAGCACCTCGTTGCTATCTCGCGGCGTGGTGACGGCGGCGTAATCCTGCGTGCGGGCGGCGCTGACCATGTGCAAACCGCTCGGCGGCGCGTCGTGGATTGCTAGGCCGATGGAGCAGCCCTCGTCGGCGGTGGCGTTGGCGGTGCCGCCGGAGATCTGGCCGGGGTTGCCGGTGGGGGTGGAGGTTTGGATGCCGACGCAGCAGCCCTGCACACCGAGGGTGGTGGAGACGAACTCGGCGACCGGTTCGGCCCACGTGCCGCCGGTGACGGCGCCGGCGGCGGCGAACGCATTGTTGTCGTCCTGCACGAGCAGCGCGACGGCGAGCGCGCCCGTTTCGTAGGTGCGTACCGGCGGGAGCGGGATCGTGGTTTCGGACGGGATGGAGAGCAGCCCGACAACGATTTCATCGATGGCGCCGGACACGTAGCCGCTGAATGAGTAGATGCGGCCGTAGCGGCCGGCGGTGCCGCCGGCGGTGCCAAATCCGATGGTGGCGCCGTCCTCGGAGCCGGCGGCGACCTTGCCGTACACCCATGAGCGCCCGACCGGCGTCAGCTGGCCTAGGGTGCCGGGGCCGTACAGCTCTTTCCAGCCGGCGGGCTCAGTCGGCGCGGACGCAACGAGCTCATGCGTGACATGGGCGATGAGGATGTCGCCGGCGTCGACTGTCGCCGGTGCGACGAGATCGAGTGACGCTCCGCTGGTCTCGGTGCCGCCGCCCGCGCCCGCTGACTTGTAGGCGATGGCCACGAGGTGCCCCTTCTGGGGTTAGGTCGGGTCTCCTATTTCGATGTCCCAAACCGGGATGTCGACGGTTCCGCCGGAGGTGAGCGCCTGCGAGGTGCACGTGGTGACGTAGCGGACGACCGAGCCCGACGTGGTGGTGAGCGCGATCTGCTCGGCGGTCCCGGACGCGGTGATGGGTACGCCGGCCTTCGCCGCCACCCGCACTTTGCGGCCGCTCACGTCGCCGTCTGACTTGGTGAAATCTGTGCCTGGGGTGATTGCCACGCTCGCCAGCGTCGCTGTGACGATCTCGGCATGCGTGGGCGTCGCGTCGAGCACCGAGCAGACTCGGAGCACGTCGGCCAGGTCGATTACGTCAAATGCCGCGTCCATCCCGGCGTCGGGTGCCACTTTTACGGCCATGCTCGGGTCCTCTCGAAGTCGTTG